CGGAGTTCGTCCAGCCTCGCTCGGTGCCGTGGCATCGCATGTATTTCGGTATCTGTCGCGAGATCGGGAAGAACCAGGACCCGACTCGCGACGAGGCTAGCATCGACAGTGAGCTACGGGTTCGGGCTGGCCACTTCGATGTGATCTGGGTAGACGGCCATGAATGCCGAGTGCCTAAACGAATCGCTTTCGCCCGGCTGACTGCGGACGAATGGGCTGAGCTGTGGCCGTCGCTCGACCTCGCGATTCGTGAGCACTTCGGCGAAGAGTATCTCGGCGAGCAGAGGATGGCGGGATGATCTTCGAAAGCCAGAAGCTGCGCGACGCGCCCAAGGGGAAGCCCTGCGTCCGCTGCGCCTCGCGGCCGCACACAACGGTTGGTGCGCACTACACAGGCATGCGTCGTGGCTCCTATGGGGGCGGGCTGGGCCAGAAAGTCTGGGACTTCTGCATGGCTGACCTATGCGACATGTGTCACGAGTGGATGGATCGGCTATCCCGCGACAAGTCCCGCGCCATCGAGCACAGCGAGGAGTTTCAGCACCTGATTCTTCTCACGCTCATGCGTCGGTTCGATGAGGGCGTGATCGTCGTGAAAGGTCAGCGCGACCCACGCCCGGTCCGCATCCCGAAAATCTTCCGTAGGCCGCTCGCATGAATGCCTACATGTCCGAAGCTCTTGTTGCACCTACTGGAGAATAACGATGCCAACCGGATACACAGCGCCAATTAAGGACGGAATCAGCTTCCGGGACTATGCGCTGAACTGCGCGCGTGCGTTCGGAGCGCTCGTCACCATGCGCGACGAGCCAAGCGATGCTCCAATCCCCGAGAAGTTTGAGCCATCCAACTGGCACGCGGAACAGCTTCAGATTGCCTCGGATCGGCTCGCCCAACTCCGCCTGATGAGTCCAGCCGAGTGTGAGGCGGCTGCTGTGGCGGACTACAACGCGGCGATGGAGGAACGCGCCAAGCGCATGCGTGAAAACGACGAGCTGCGAGCTAAATACGAAGCGATGCTCGCGCAGGTAGTCGCGTGGCAGGCCCCGACGCGCGACCACGTCGAGTACAAGGCTTTCATGGAGAAACAGCTTCGGGAGAGCATCGACTGGGACTGTCAGCTACTCGGAGACGTGCCAGAACAATCAACTGGCGCCCAGTGGCTTGAGCTTCAGATCAGCAAATCGGAGTGGGCGGTGAACTACCACACGCAGCATGACGCGGACGAGCGCAAACGTGTCGATGGCCGCAACGCGTGGATCAAGGCCTTGCGCGACTCGCTCCCATGACCGCTTGTTACTGGCCGCGGATGTACGAAAATAGATTCTCGACCCTGACGAATAACTACAGCAAGAGGAATGCCCTTGTTAATACTCACTCGAAAAATTGGCGAGACGATCGACATCACGCTCGAGGACGGCCGCCGTATCGAGGTTGCTTTCTTGGGGGTCAAGGGGAATCAGAGCCGCGTAGGGATAACTGCGCCGAAGACGGTTGTCGTTGACAGGTCGGAGATCACCCAAAGAAAGAGCAATGAGCGGGACGGTAACGGCAATGTTTAATAAGCCGCCCGAGCTCTGCGGCCACAGCTCCTACTCGCAATGCACGCCAGAGTGCGAAGAGAAGGCGCGCAAGTTCGATGAGTGGGTTACTGCGCGATTGCCATGGTGGCAGCGCACCTATCTGCGGCTCATTAGGAGATGGCGGAAATGGCTGAGGTGAACAGCACCGAGGATGACCTCGTAGAGCTGGCCCTGCGTGCCGCAGATAAAGCACGGGTCGAGGGAAAGTCCTACAGCTACTACTGGCACACCCAAGTTCTGGCCAACGAGGTTCGAGCGCTTCGGGACGAAATCGCGCGCTGCGAAGGCGGCTCGGCGGGAACGCTTATCGCAACTGACGCCGGAGACCTCGCGTGAGTAACCAGTCCACTGACCTTGTGAGGCTTCTGCGCTTTCAGGTGCTCAACGAGCAGAACGGCGCCATCTCTGGCGAGCCAGATGCGATTCGCCTTTGTGGCGCGGCTGCCGACGAGATCGAGCAGCTCAGGCAGGACCTCGCCATCCAGACGGTGAACGCCAAAACGGTGATCGACCTGCAGGCGGAGGTCGAGCGGCTGCGCGCAGACGTAGCCCGCCATCTTGCCATCTGCACCAGCTTGGCTACGGAAAACGAGCAGCTTCTCGCCCAGAAGATCGACTCCAAGCTGCGCACTGCTGTCGATGTGCCACCGGAGGTTTCGAAGTGAACTTCTTCCGCGACCTTACCTTGATCGAATGGATGATCGTCGGGGCGATCATCGGCATTCTCGCGATCCTAGTCATAGGTGCGCCCGCTAGGAAGGCCGAGAAAGACGCCTTCATGTCTGACTGCGCGCGAGACCACAAGCCGTACGAATGCCAGGCGCTCTGGAAACAGATGCATCCGGACCCTGTTGTGGTCTACGCCCCATTTAATCGCTGACCCAAGGAAATAATCGCTGACCCAAGGTGAGCGCGTCGCATGGCCGCATTCTACGAACCAGAAACCGACTGTCCGCTTCATCCGTGGTACGTCACGAATACTCGACCAACGGGGTGCCCAAATCTATGCCGTTACCCAATCTCCGGCGGCGCGCCTGCCGAAACTCGACAGAGACCCAAGGTGCGCCGACCTTGGGCGCGAGAAAGTACCTGCCGCCCACCGCGCCGGCTAGAGATGAAGTGAGCGAGCCAGCGGAGTCAAAGTGAGAGCATTCATCATCACATCATTCTGCCTATCGGTCTTTGGACTGCTAATCCGGCTAGGCAACCTTTCATGGAGCGATTACCCGCGAGAGGTTCGCAATTCACGAGGTGAAGACGCTCTCTACGTGCTCCTCTCGATAGCTTGGTGCTCATGGGGCGCTTGGCTGCTTTGGTCATAGAGGGGAATCTCACATGAACGAACGTAACGACGATCTCGCCGACTGGCTGGCCTGTCAGCCCCTGGACCTCGGGCAGTACGACGTGTGGCAGCTCGAGGCGAACGAACCAGCGGCCGTCTCCGGTGGGTCTGAGGAAGCAAAGTGAAAGCTGTAGTCCAAGTGCAAATGTTCACCCTGCCGAACTTCATGCGCATTGAAGGGATGGCGGATGCGGGGCTCGATGTCGGCTCGCTCTTCCCGACAGATGCCGACGCTGTCGAGTTCTGGGAGAGCTGCCTTCCGAAATGGCTTGAGCACGTTGCGAAGCGCCGAGCCGCTCTCAATGGAGATCAAAAGCCGTGAGCCTGCAGTACGAATTCATCTGCACGATCCACGATTTCAAGTTCGGCTTCGACACGCCGCCCGAGCGATATCCGCCGGCCGGCCTGCGATGCCCTGCATGCGCTCGCGACCTCATCGATAGGCAGGCAGAGGTCATCGACCAACTGACCAGACATCGCAGCATGCTTCTGGATGCCATCGACCTGAAGCGACTGACAGTCAGCGCAACTTCGGAGGCGAAGTGATCTACCGTGCCAAGCTGAAACAGCGTCGACGTATCCAGCGCGAGATCCCACGTGAGCGGCAAGGTTGGTGGGCAGACGTTTGCCCTGGCAAGACGCTCATCCTGCGAGACGCGACGGCAGCCGACCTCGCACGATGCATTCTGAACGAGGGCGCGAGCCGCGATCCTGCGGACTATCTCTGCGAAACCTTTGAGGGCGGTTGTCTGGTGTCGCGGATCGCTGTTGCCAGACTTACTCCAACCGTGACGCTGCCTCAGGATTCGAAATGAGTACCACAAGCGACGCCGTTTCACGCGGATGGAATACCCGCCGGAAGAAGTACGGGTCTGCTGGTCGCGCCCAGGTAAGCAGGCCGAGCGACAAAATCACTGATGCCCAGTACTTCGAGAAGCTGAAGGCACTGTGCACAATTGAGCCGAACGGCTGCTGGATGTATCAGGGCTTTCGGTTCAAGCCACCTCGTCACTAATGCGCGAGAGACTGCGCCGGGCTCGCGAGCGAAAGAAAGCGAGGCTAGCAGCCTCGTCTCAATCCCCCACGGGAGATGAACGTGGTTGAGGACAACTGGCCGCCGCGCTTCACTATGACCGCCGAGGGCGCGGCCCGAATGATCCTGTTGAATTACGAGGCCGAACGAAACGAGGCGAAAACCGTGCTTGCTATCACCTGCCTCGTCAACGAGGCATACCAGCAGGGCCTGAGAGCTGCTCAACCACAGAGACCGGACGATGGCCCGCACGGCTGAGATGTTCGTCAAGCCACGCCGCCCGCGCCGCGTGCTGATGCACTGGACCGATGCAGGCCAAGGCATGACGCACTTCGTCTGCCGCTGTGGATATTCGGCTTGGCTGGCCGCGACTGACCGGGAAATGAAGCGCGGCGTACCATGCCCGAAGTGCAATCAAGATCAACCAAGAGAAAAGCATGAATAGAGTGACGGGGGACGAAGTGAAGGCCGCGATGATCGCCGGAAATATCACGCAGGTAGATCATCACGACTGCGGTATATGCGGTTACATGACGAGGTACTGGCGCCAAGGCGAACAACTCTACTTCGATCGTGGATGCGATTGCCAATGGGGCGGCTCGGAACCAAGATCGTGGGACGATGCTGCAAACTGGATCAACATGCAGAGCAAGCCGGAGTCGAACGAGAAGCTGCGGAAGGCTTTCGGGCTCACGTCCTAACTCAGATTGACCTCATGACTATCTGTCCACACACGCGTCATCAGTGCCACTGCCAGCCAGATGAAGGCGTGTTCTGTCCGTACGGAATCGACGTCCACGACCCTGCCGGCATGGTTTCGTATCTGCGAGAGCGTGCCCGGGCCAACCGCGAACTTGCGTCGGTACCGGTGGACAAATGGCCGCGATTCCCAGATGTGGCGAGACATGTGGCGCTACGACTGGATCAGGCGGCAGACATGCTTGAGCGCCTTGCGGGCGAACCGGAGAAACGTTGATGACAAACGAGCAGAGCTGTCGGGGCGCATTGGAGCGAATCCTCGCGTTCGTGACGGACGATGAACGCATGACTCATTGGGATAGCTGGCGCGCGTACATCGCGAACGGCGGAAAAGCGTCTCTGCCGCGTGACGGATTCGAGTCATTACTTGACTGGATCGCTGAAGAAGCACGCGAGGCGTTAGGCACTGACGAACCGAGAGCGAATCCAGGAGACGATATCTTGGACGAGCTTGAGGCGCGCGGTGACAACCTATCCAGGCGTGCGGCTCGATATATCCGGTGCAAGCTCGCGATGCTCGGAGAGCATCCCGACCGACAGGCAGAACCGAGAGCGTCTCAGCCTGGTTTTTGGGTCTGCGCGGGATGCAAGGGCGACAACTTCCCTACCGACTCAACGTGCGCCCACTGCGGTGGGAGCCGGCAGGCCGCGCCTCGCTCGTATCCCGCAATCCACTCTCTAGGCGGGTGGCGCTGTAGCTGCGAGCAATGGAACGACTTCTCCAACGACGTCTGCAAGACGTGCGGGCGACCACGTGTGAACCGGCCGTTCGAGCAGACCTTGCCCGCGCCAGGCAAAGCGGCTTCGGTGGAAGGTTATGCCGCGATCGAAATGCCGGACGGCTTCAAGGCCGAAGCGAGGGCGGCGACTCAAATCGAAGCTGGGACGCTGCTCCTCGAACAGCTCAAAACACACTATGGACGTGAGTTCCGACTGACCGATAGTGACGGCACAGTGATTTGCACCACTGAGAACCGGGGAGCAAAGCCGTGAAGACTCCAAACTGGAACATCCTCGCTGGCGTGCTGGCCAAGTTTCGCGTCGAAACTCTTTCGTTCAGCACCTACAGCAGCTTCGAAGGGCGCATGTACGCGGACCATCATTTCGAGCGCGATGGCGTCTTGAGAGACGGAGCCATTTCTCGTTGCGGCCATGTGTATCGGAAGCCGGGATTGATTGCCTGCGTCCTGCGCCTCCTGAACCGGGGAGATAAGCATGGCTGATCCGTATCTGCAGGATCGTTTGGAGAATCAGAGGCCCTCTCGCGTTGGTACCGACCCGCGTCCGCTGGATGATTTCGTTGGCGACGACTGCTACACCTCGGACGAGGACTTGGACGGCTGTCTGTTCACGCCAGATCCGACGAAAGAAGATCCGGAGGACCAGTTTCACTACCTGCGCCGCTGCTCGGCATGTCAGCAGACCACCTGGTCTCTCCACTGCCCGCATGACGGGCACCAGAATTCCTGCGGTCACTGCGGAACGCGGTTACCTCAGAGTCGAGGAGAAGCTCGGTGAGCTACGTTGATGAGTGCCCTGACTGCGCTGGTGCTGGCTGGAAATGCGAGCGCTGCGGTGGCACGGGCAAAGTCGATAAACCAGACCCGTGCTTCTGCGACTGTCATGGCAGTCCTGATGGGCCATGTCGAGAGGTGCCAGACTGCGAACTGTGCTCACCTCCTAGCGGAACTTAACGTATGAGCGACCTGCTTTCCGAAAACGAGATCGTGGAGCTGACTGGCAAAACCAAGCACTCCGCGCAGGCTCGTGAGCTCGCAAAACTAGGCATCCGTTGCCGGCCACGGAGCAACGGCACACTGATCGTCGCTCGCGAGCATCGTGACGCGGTGTTGGGATTGCGTAAGACTGTGCGCCACATCGAGCAGGCTGGACCGAACTTCGCCGCTCTGGATTGAGATATGGGCAGAAGAAGAACAAAGAACCCCGGTCTCCCGAAATACGTCCGCCGATCGTCAGCATCGTTCTACTACGAGAATCCAGTCACTCGCGAGTGCGTCACCTTGGCGCCAATAAATGATTGGCCAGGGATGCTTACCGCGCTCGCCCGCATCCTTCAGGCGAACGCGCCGACGAACACACTCGAGAACCTGTGGGCAAAGTATCAGGTGGACGAGCTTCCTACACTTGCGAAGAAGACCCAACAGACCCGCCCGCAGCAGATGAAGAGACCCCTCGCTGTCTTCGGCAAGATGAGCCCTGAGGCTATCGAGCCACATCACGCATGGACCTATTGGAAGAAGCGCGGCGAGACCGAACAGGCGAAGAAGGAGATTCGCGCCATGTCAGCCCTGATCACCTACGCGCGGAAGGTTGGAGCTCGGAAAGCGGATAATCCTTGGTTCAAACTCGGGCTGGAGGTGAAAAACCAGAAGCCCAGACCGTACGTTACGGATGAAATGTTCTATGCCGTGCGTGACATCGCCCCACCGATGCTTGGGTATGCGATGGACCTCGCGTGGTGCGCCGGGCTCGACGGCGCAACGATCCGCCGCTTGGAGAGGCGGCACATCACGGAAACTGGCCTGGTATTCGAACGCGGCAAGACCGGCAAGCTGCAGCAGATCGACGGGCCGGACCTCGTGGAAATTCTGCGCGCCGCGCTTCGCCTGCCGCCACAGCTACGGCGTTTCATTATCTGCGCTCGTGGGGGCAAGCCCTACACCGCGGACGGCTTCCAGAGCGCTTGGCAGGACGCTATAGCGAAGGCAATCAGGCTGGGAAGACTTGATAAGTCCCAGCGCTATGGACTGCACGATCTGCGTGGCAAGGCTGGCAGCGAGGCTGCGAGCGACGAGCAGGCGAAGAACCTGCTCGGACACTCAGACGTGAAGGTGACCCGCGAACACTATCGACGTTTGCCCCAGCGTGCGGAGGCGCTGAAGATCCTCGGGCGGGACCGGAAATGACGTCTGTAATTTCCGAGCGACATCTAGAATCACCGATGGATTCCATCGTTTCCGAAAGTGTTTTTTACAGATCGATCACGCTTGATTCTTCAGTAGCTACGCGGCCTTGGGCGATTCCGAAAGGCCGCCTCCTAAGCGGTAGGTCACAGGTTCAACTCCTGTCGGGGGCGCCAAAATCTCACCGGCCAATCTGTAAAAGCGCAGCAAAATCTGTAATTCCGCGGGTCATCGGCCGCCACGGCTCGCGTTACATCGTAGAGATACGCGTGCGCGGAAAGCCGACCCTGCGCTACCTGACAGGGGAGCAACTGCGTGGCTTTGGTGTTAGTGCGCCTTCAGAACCGTGACGTACATCGCAGCAATGTCTCTCACACCAGCGATGACATGACGGGCCTACAAGCGTAGGCTTGGTCTACTGGAATCAAGAAAAATTAACCAGCCCGAGAACGGGCAAGGACTAGAAGATGGAAAATTCATCCTTATCGGTCGATCGAGATATTCGGGCGGCACAGTACGCTGCGCAGCGAGGCAAGCACGGTGTAGGCGAATTTGTCGGCGTCTTTTCTTCTTTTGAAGACGCTCAGGCAAACGCCGAAAAGGTGCATAAAGCAATGCAACACCCTTGGCGACCTACAATCATTAGGATGGCTGCTATTTACAGTGCGGGGCTTTGTGGACTGCTCTTGGTCGCATATCTTTTCGCAAGGTTTGCAATCTAATTATTGAAGTGCAAGTTGATCTCGCACCCATCCTTGCAAGATAGTTAATTTGGCGGCGTCAGACTCGCACCGTCTAGCCAGGCTCGTAAGATCAGATCCAACTCGTTCAGCGAGTTCTGGGATTCTGCTGGGGTCATCAGACTTATCGGCGGCTCCGCCATTTTCGGGCATCGGGCAACGACGGGCGGCGGTGAGCTGGCGCACGAGGCCAACGTTAGTGCGCTGAGCAGCGTCAGCGCGGAGGGTAAGAGATGCGACCTGTTCGGCATGTTCAGCCTCCCACTTGGCAGAAAGAGTCCTGCTCTGAGCTTCCTGCATATCAGCACGCGCTTCTGCCTTCACATATTCGACCTTTGCGGCATCGAAAAGTGGCTTCCAGTGCGCCTCCGAAGCCGCGCGGCCAGATTCGTATCCTGTGTGGTGTAGATACCAGCCTGCTGCGACGATGAGCAGTGCGCCTGCGATATACGGCCAGAAACGCAGCAGGAATGTCATGCGGGCCTTGGGTCAACAGATGTGCGCTGCCTGCTGAACCAGTACCCCATTACCTGCACTACGCTTGCCGTGAGCACGCCGAGCAATGTCATCATGGCGTCTTTCCAGTCCACGGGGACTTTTACTCGGCCATCGATGAAGGCATACAGGACCCAGAAGTAGCCGGTGATGAACACCGTCGATAGCAGGATCTGCGCGTACGCAGTCTCGCGGTGTGTCACTTCGACAGCTCCGCATACCTCGGATGCTGGAGATGCGGATACTCGCGCATCTTCGTCCAGCGGCTGGCGCTCTCAAGTCCGGCATCTTCTCCGGCCTTGATGACCTTCTGCCATAGCACGAGGTCATCGCCTGCCGTTCCCCAAACTGGCTTGCCGTACCGTAGCGGGACGACATCGATGGCAAGAGACGCTGGCAAGCCATTCAGCATAAAGTTATGAGCGCTCTGCCCTGCCTTGGCGTTCGTGACGATCGCTCCTGGCTTGGTTCGTCCCTGTGCGTATAGATCGTCTTGCTCTTGGGGGCTGCGCCATGTGCATGTGATCAGCACATCAACGCCTGCCATCATGCAGTTGTGCTGGAAGTCCTGGACTAGTGGTTGCAGAAGCGGATGGCAGTCTGTGATCTTTCTGGAACTCATCGCTCTGACTCTTTCCTGCGCTCGAGCATTGCGACTCTCATATCGATCTCGGTGATGCGGTTTGCAGACTTGTGCACGGACCCACGCAAGCCAGTTTCATGAGTGCCGATTTCCTGCTCGAGACGATCGACCCGAGATTCGGTGCGTGATACACGGCCATGAACACCGGCATAGCCCCCCGCCGCTGCCGCCAGTAACGACAGAAGCGGGATAAGCCAGTCAGGCATTACGGTTTCCGCAAACGCTTACGAACAATGCGAGCTACACGCCATGCATCGAGGAAGGAGCAACCAGCCGGTGAGCGATCCTTGATCGCATGGAGCTTCGTGCACTCTTCAGGCGTGAATTGGCCGGACTCGATGATCCGCTGAATAATGATTACGCCACCGCCGCCGCCACTCATTTCTGATGCTCCCGTTTCCAGGCTTCATAGCCTTTATCGATGATTCCGGATTTCATGAGCTTTCCGTCGACCTCTAGAACGTAATACTGAAGCATTCGAGACTCGCGCTCGCTGATCTGCCCGAGGATTAGCGCAAGGATCGCAACTCCCAACGCGATACCACAAATGATCGAACAGACGAGCAGATGTGGAACGAGTCTGTTGGTTTCAACCTGAACAACACTTGCGCTATGGGGTGCGGTACTGGTCTGTACCGAGTTCTCGTTGTGCGTATTCATTGACGTCTCGTCAGGGTCTGAACGGACTCAGCGAGTCGGTCTATCTGGTTTTGCATGCGCGCGGCCTGCGCGGCCTGTGCGGCCTGGTTCGCTTCGATCGCTGATACTTTCCCGTATAGCCCGATGCCACCTACAACCGAGACGACGATCAGCGCGGAGCTAAGCCCTAGAAGCCACTTCAACAGCGATCGTTCGCCGCCACCGCCCTCGGTGTAATTCCCGCCCCCGGCGCTTTCTGTCTTCATACGAATGATGTTGATGAGCATGCGACGCTCGTCGGCCATCGGGTCGTAGTCCAGAGGACCGCGATCGTCCCCGTGCATCGCAGCCATCACTTCCTCATTCGTTGACATTCCGTCTCCGCCGTACGCTCATCACGTCGTCAGGAACGAGAAACACAGCCCTGCGCCAGTCACAGCACCAGTGGCCGTGACTGCGCCCGTTGTTGCTACCGTCAAACCGCGCGCTGTCGCGCCATCATTGATCGGCACGGATAGGTCACCAACGGTCGGCCGATACCCTGCGGGCAGTGTGAATATCGTCCCGCTGGTTCCGGAAATGCTTCCAACGACGAACACTTGGTTACCCACCTTCTTGTATTTCGTCGTGGCGTACGAACTGCCGAATGCGTTAGTCCAGCCGGACCCATATGAGACGGCATGCCAACCATCCGTCTCGAACGGCCATTCGTTTCCTGCTCCGCCGTCGCTGTATATGCTGACGAGCGTGTTGTGTGCGAATGAAACAATCCTGTTCGAGTCTGCGCCGGTACGCAGCGATATCCCGCGCACCTTTGGGGTGGTTACATCATCAACGACTGTCGCATAAATGGTGTTTCCGTCCCCGTAGCAGTCTATTGCGAAATAATCACCAGCCGATCCACCTCGACCGTCTAGCTCGCTCTGCACGTACCACGTGCCGTAGTTTCCATAGATGAGCACCGAGCCTGATGCACACTCGCGCGTTACCACGTGATAGGTGTTTGAGCGCGCGTCGTCGGAAGAACTTGCTGCTGCTACTTCGTAGACTCCGACCCCAGTGATTCCTTGCACGACACACTTCAGTCGTGTGGCACGGCACTTTGTGCCCGTGGAGACACCCGCAGCCGTGCAGCCGCCGCGCACTACGTATGTGAGATCGTTGTTGTTCTGCTCGTTGGCCGACTGCGCGCCATATACGTGACCAATGACCACCGCATCCTGGGCGACGAGCCGCCCGCTAATGCCGAAACAGTTATCGAGAATGCGCGTGCCGTACTTGCATGCCTCTGACACCACGTCGCAGGTGAAATATTTGCTCGAATTGACGTCAAAGCCAGGCGGCGGCGCGAGAGTGGCGTAGCCGCAGTTCTTTACGTAACACCTGATGTGTCCATAATTCGAGTTGATGAAGAGCGCTACTCCGCCTCGCCAGCAGTTTTCCCCATCTACATCGATGTCGTAATTAGAAAACTTGGTGAGCGCAACACCCCAGTCCGTCAGATCAGTCTCGGGATCGGTACGCAGGGATCGTTGGCCGTCAACCGTGAACCCCTGTAGAACCAAACCACTATAGGCGGTGGCAGAATTTCCGTTACACAGCGCGCCGCAATCAATGACGCTCGAGTGCGTGAGTTTTGCGGTCGTCGCCGTCCCATTTGACTGGGATTCATTGAGCTGCTGGCAGGTAAACTGTGTCTGGCTAAGAATCGACAGAACGATATAGCCATAGTTGAATGAGGTGGTCGCGCACTGCTCGATGCGGATCGCTTTACCGACCCAGATGTTATGTGCCCTGGCCGTCGTGACGGTGACGACGTTAGATGTTCGGGATAGCGCCGTGATGTCGATGGAGGTCAGTGGAATCAAAATGCGCGTGCGCTTCTTCCCCGCCCCGCGCATGACGTAGTTATCCCGGTGCACTTCGACGGCCGCATACCAGTCGCCGTCAGGGACATACACGTCGTGCCCTGTCTTGCCTGCCAGATAGAAGGCATAGGAATCATCGCTGCTGCCTGTCGCGCCGTACCGCCTCACGTCCCCCGGCGGATACGCATAGTTGACCGGCGTCACCCCGGCGGAGATCTCGGCAGGAGTACGTTGCAGGGAGTCGAGCGTGGTCGCGATGTCGCTCGAACTAAATTGCTTGCGCGCAACGCCTGAAATATCGTCCAGTAAGCTGCCTGTGGCGCTGTAGACGACAACCCGATAATCGCTGCTTGCCTCTGTGTTCAGCCAGATGACGGGCCAGTATCCGTCGTCATCTGCAATCACCGGCTGATCGTGAGGGGTTGTGAGGGCCTGGTCTTGGTAGACGGTCTGAAGTACTTCCGTGCCTGTTTGATAGAAGTACGCCTTCGCGCCAGCATATGGGCGGCCGGCTACATTGATCTTTACCTGGCGGGGCAGGACAAATTGGACGGCCAACTGTGGCTCCTTAATGGATGGCGACGTAAACTCGCCGGCATGCCGACAATAAAAAACCGCCCAAAGGCGGTGTCTGATGAGTCCTCACCATCTGAGGACTGGAAGTTCATTCTGTTTGGGATTGGCTTTTGGCTTATCCCTGTCGTCGTCGTCGGGCTATTTCTGGCTGCTCTCTTTTAGCAACCGCGCGAACTCCTTTTCGTCGGCATTACCGTTCTGAGCGAGTTGTACTGCCAACGCCGGTAGCGCCTGCGGAGGAGCTTTCGTTGTGGTTGCTAGCCACTTCACAAACGGCGGATGCGTCATAAGGCGCGCCATGAGGTTGGCACCTGCCACCCCGCCAGCAATGCTCCCGGCAACACCAACGTTGCCGGTTGCCAAGCTCGTTGCGAACGACACAACAGTAGCCGTCTGGGTGGTTGCCTGGCCTGTTCCTGAAGGGTTCTGGAAGACCTTGGACCCATCACGAAGATTCGATGCGACTTTAGCGATTTGGTCCATGTTTCCGCGGAATTGAGGGCCATACCGGTCGAACAAAACGGCTTTTGCCTGCGGAGACATCGAGTTCCAATTGGTCAGAAACGTCTCGGTCGAAAACTTCTCGCCAAGGTCATTCTGTCGACCAGGAGTTGCACGGCCAAGTCGTCTGAGAACGGTTGCCGAAACGGTTTTCTGTGCTTCCGGAGGAAGCGACTGCATCACGGCACGAAGCGTGGTGGCGCCCTCCTTTGTGCCTGATGTAGCCGCCGTGAACACCGCCTCGGGACCGCCATTTTTCTCTACGACATGATCGATCGTCTCAAGCCTTCGCATGCCGGCACGGGTGTAGTTATTGGCTCGATTCCACGCTGCAGAAGCCTCTGGCCCCGCATCATCTGCGGCGCCCTTGAGATCCTCTGTGAGCGCTCCGTATAGCGCTTTCCATTTGCTTCGAGGGACGTCGCTCATGATCGAGCCATCCGCCATTTCGTTGCCTACAAGCGTGCGCAGCTTCTTTACTGCCTCGTAGGGAAGCTTACCTTTCGCTGCCTCCACCGCCGCCTGCAGATCGTCGAGAGTTGACTGCAGGGCCTGGACCTCGCTTTGACGGGCCTGCGCAATGCCGATTGCGTCGTTCTTTGCGGCGGCACCTTCTGCGGCACGTTCTGCATTCGCAGAATATCTTCCGGGGAATCTTGGTTGTCCCGGAACAGGAGTCCAACTATTGGCGAGTTCGTTTTGCTGTTTTTCGAATGCGGAGAAGTGCTGCACCTCTGCAGTTGCCGCGTTCCTCGAGGCTCGAAGTGCTTCAAGCTTCGCGATAGCGCTGTTCAGCGACTCCTGTGCAGATGTGGGATTGTCGAGATCCTTCTGGAGCGCATCTTCTATACCCCGCATCTTTGCGTTCTGAAAGAACTTCGAGGTGTTAGGAGCTCCTGGTATGGATGCATTCAGCGCCTTCAACGCTGACGTTGTATTTTGAACATCAACGCCGGAATCGGGCTGCACGTACTGATCCAGCTCGTCATAAAGCTGTGATTGCTTTGCCTTGAAGTTCTCGACAAAGCCGCCTTCGCCACGAACCCCACGCTCAATGGCTCTGCCAGCCTGCTCGGCGCTCGCCTTTGGAGATAACTGGTTCGCTTGACGCTCTATTCCTGTGCCTAGATTGGCAGCCTGTTCCTCGGCTCTTCGCGCCATCACTCCAGCACTTCCTGGTGTACGCGACATCAGAGACTCGGCCGACTGCATCCGTCGGTTCTGCGTCGCTTGGCCCACCGATGGCGTATCCCCCGCATCTTCGAATGCCTGGATGTTCTCCGCGACCTTCTGGCGCCCTTCCTCTCCGCCCCGGAACGATCGCTTTACGCCTTCGGCGAGAACCGCTCGAGTTGCATTCGCTGCCGCGCCACCCGCCATGCCCGCTAGTATTTGTCCGGCAGGCCCGACACCAGCCTCTGCAGCGCCCTGAGAGGACAGTGATCCCGCCACGTTAGATACCAGCGACGGAACCATCGGCACGCCGGTAGAAGGACCGAGCATCGCCGATGCCGCACCTCGACCTCCAGCAGCCAAGTAGCGAGACGCCGTATCGTCCGGGCGTGGGATCGCTGCGCCGGACCCCATCAGTTTGCGGAAGTAGTCGCCAGATCCAATTATTCCGCTTCGATCTGAGTTCACTTCTAGAGTGTTCGGAACCGGCTTTCCCGTAGTCTCTGAATACAAGAATCCAGACAGCGCCTTTCCTAGATCGATGATGTTTTGCATCGTATCTATTGGTAATCCCGCAATGCCTGCGACGCCTTGATTGAAGCCAGCAGCGCCAGCGTTGGCACGATCTAGTCCAGATACTGGTGGCCGTATCGATGCCTGAGCTACTTGCGGCTGATCTAGAGTGAAACCAGCAGGGAGGGGCGGTAATGCACCACCGCTGTCCTTGCTGGATTGTGCGTCTCTCTCATCCAGCACTATCTGCCCAGACGGCAGAACGAGCTGATCCTTCTCGTTCCAGCGCGGAGCTCCTGTGGTTGCCCACTGCGATTCAGCAGAAAATGACTTGTGGTACGGCGTCTTCCAATAGTCCGAATAGTGCAACTTGCCGTCGTTCGAATTCATCCCCGTCCGCGCGTGAGGATCTCCAGCCTTCAGGCCCTTATAAAAGCCGCGCATGTCGTAATCGGCCTGCGGAGATGGGTCGAACGGAACGTTGTTCTGCTTCACCCACTGCTGAAACTGCTGCTCATCACCGGGTGAAAGACGCGTTAGATAGCCTCCAGACGGGGCGGGCTTTGCATACGCCATGTTGCGTGAATGCACGCTATTGTTAGGCGCAGATTGATCGTCCAGCGTGAAGCCGGGAGGAAGGGGCGGAAGATCAGCCACCGTAGGGGACCCACTGACCGTTTTGCAGAATCAGCTTTTGACCGTTCGGGCCTGTAGCCGTCGGCGCGCTCGGCGTCGAACCGCTCTGCGGATTGCTGGGCTTATCACCTGGGACCATGATGTTTCGAACCGCTTCGATTTCCTGCTTCCGGGCCTGCTCCTTCTGAGCTTTGACCCCTGGACTGTCTCCCGGCTGCGGAAAGAACTGTTTTCGAGTGGATTCGACTTCTTCCGGGGTCGCCGTAGCACCTGACTTCAGATACAGAAGGTTTGCCGACCAGCGCAAAGCTGCCGACTCGTACTTGCGAAAATCTTCCGACTGAAACGGCTTCGTGAGCTCACTTGCGCCGAGCATACGATTCTTGATGCTTGAAGTGTCGGAAGAACTAGCGCGTTCCAGATCATTGATCTGCTGCTCAGCATTCTTCATGCTGCTGAAGAGAACGGCGTTCTTTTTGTCGCCTTCCGTGAGCGGCTTTGGCGGCTGGCGCGATGGATCTGCGGGGCCGCCAGCGATAGGGGACATCGATCCATCGGGGTTCCAGCGATAGCCACTTGGCAGATTGATCTGCTGAGCGCCGGCTTGCTTCATCTGCGTCTGGAACTGCTGGAAGCTGCCCTTATAGCCTTGCGACCTCGCGTATTCGTATTCCTGAACAGAATTCGGCGCTTCATTCTGCTTTGGAGCGGTGAATGCCGCGCGATAGCTTCCATCTGGACTACGGGTCGCAAGTGACCCTCCAGCAGCCACCTCGATGGGCTTCTCCGGCGGCACGAACTGCGCAACCTGCGACAGCCGCTGCTGGAGTTCCGCATCTGGGAGTTGCTGAAGTTCCGCAATACCCTTGCCGTGATCTGCGCCAATGGCCGTGAACGCAGGCCCAAACGTCGTAGACACTTCAGGGGACGCAAGGAAGGCTTTGCGCTGAGCAGGGTCCTGGATTGACAGGGCTTTCTGGGCAAGACCTGCAAGCTGCGTCAGGGCCTGCTGCTTGTCCATCTGCTGCTGGTTTTGGTAGCTCGACAACGCTGCACCGGTCTGCACATCTCCTGCGCGAATATAGTCCTCAGGGGATGCCTGCGGGTTTTGTGAGAGCGCATTCAACCGCTGTGAGCGCTCGAGCTGCTGGTCGCGCAAGATGTTCTGCTGCTGATTGACGCGCTCCTGTTGGGCGGCGTCCCTACCAGCCATGTAATCCGCGAAAAGGTTCAGCGGTCGTACGTAGGGGCGTGCCATCAGACTCGCCTCACTGTTGGCTTGAAGTATCCGATTCCGCTTGGATCGGAGTTACGGTTGCCGAAGTAGTAACCGGCCCCCTGAGCAAGTCCTGAAAGCGCCCCGCCCCATGCATCATACTGACCGGCAACTCCCGATGCCCGCGCGTCGCCCTGATTCTGGAGAGCGTTACTTACGCCTTGACCTGTGATGAGGCCCGCCTGGCCAGTCTGCGAATTCGCTGTCTGACCGATGCCGGCCAATGCCGCTTGGCGGTTGAAGTAGTTGCCGAACTCCCCGGCTGCCAGATTCGAATTGAACTCGCTCAACGCCTTCAGCGCGTTGCCGGAGAATGCTCCACCACGAGCTGCGGCCGTGCGCTCGATGCCTTTGAGGCCCTCATCGCGACGGAAGGTGTAGTCCGGAGACTTGAAGAAGTTCGTGTAGTCGGGGCTTGTGAGCGCGTTCGTCGGGGATTGTTGCTGAGGTGTCTGCTGCCCCGTGGGCATCTTCGGTAGCCGTCCGATGAGCGAGGTATATCGCTGCTGCCACTCACCCTGATTTCCATCCGGGGCATAGGTCGCGCCGTACCAGGTGCCCGCAACGTCCTTGAGCTGGCTCTCATTGAAGATTGTGCCATCAGGCAGGGCGAGCCTGCCGTCTGGGAGCTGCATCACCCCTGATTCAGCGGCGAACGCCTTGAGGTTTCGCTTCTCATCGCCGTGCGTGTTGCCGAAGAGATTACCGAGCAACCCGCCAGCAGGATCGAAGATCTTGCCCGCGCCTCCGAGTTTGGAAGTTACCGTCCACGGGTTCAGAGCCGCACCGGCTCCGCTGTTGAAGAATCCGTCCTCAGCTATGGGCTGCGGCTGGTATGGGGTCGCTCCAGACGTTGCGAGTGTGTTAGCAGACGGCGCAGGGCTGTAGCCGTAGATTGAACCCAGCGCGTTGATGGCCTGTGAGCCTATCGCCCGATAAGGCGCCGTGTTCTGCTGAATGGTATCGAACTGGCGGCGCTGCTCGGCGATAGCCGCATCGCCGCCCTTCGCAGCTTTGTTCGCGGCGGACTTTGCTCCTTGTGCGCTGACGGCTCCGCCGAGGAGAGTTGCGCCGCCAACGATTACTGCGGTCCAACTCACGTTTTGTCCTCCAATACATTCAGGTCCACGTCCAGAGCGTCAAAGCTCGGCGCGATGAACTCGGCTTCGATCTTTTTCAAGTCGGTCTCATCCGTTGCGTGAAACGTGGTCCAGACGGTGTCTTCGTGCGCGTACCCGGCACGCTTGATTCCGGGAAATGACTCGACGATGCACGGGGCTTTCAGGCGCTTAACTCCGTGCTCCGTGAGCACGCTGATGTCGCCTTTGCTGATGACGGATAGATGCGCCTTGCGGTGGATCTTGCCGGTCAGAATTGCGCCTTTCGGGATGTGCAGCTCGCGGGCATACATGCCATCGCTGAAGTGATGTCGCACCTCGGGCTCGATCTGCGGCAATTCGCTTAATGCGGCTTCGAGGCGCAGAACCTTGTCGCGACTTACGGCACCCACCGAGTCGAACGGGTTTCCTACATCGACTTCGTAGCTACGCAGCGTCACGTTCATGGTTTTGTCGTGCCGAGATCAGTGATGACAATCGCCCCTGCATTGCTGATGGTGAGGCGCCAGTAATGCGGCGTTCCTTGTGTGTCTTTCAGAACAATTCCCTTGGTTGCCAGATCGATCACGACGTCATCCGTGATGTCAGCGCCCTTGGTGACGCGACTTGATGAGTTAAGGCCCGCGTATCCGCTCGCTGCGTTCTTTTGAGATGATTGCTCGTAACGCGCATCGCCCTCGGTCTGCGTGAGGTAGACAGAGTGCGGATCTGATGCCGCGACATGAGCGGCCAGCGCTGTCGCTGCGGTGGCTTCTGCCGCCGCCTGAGCTGAATTCGCGGCGGTTGCGACTTCATAGTCGGTCGCAATGCTGGACGGAAGGTCTGCGACCGCAATCCCGTCGAACTGCAGCACTCCAGAACGCCGGATCAGTACCTGACGATCCGCTGCTGACACGATGTCCGCCGGCGGGCCGACGGTTGCTGCGCTTCGGCCGATGACCGATGCAGGATCACGATCTGCGAAGGTGGCATCCGTGATAGTTCCGGGGTCCGGCGTGATGACAAGCGACGTGAAGTATTTCGCCCACTCAATGATGTCCTTCGGGACTGAGCGAAACGCTTTCAGTGGCATCAGGCCGCCAATTCTTCGGCATCTGCCATGGTGTTCCACACCGTCAACGGCACTGGATCTGATATCCAGGCCCTGAGCACATTGTCAGGACCGGTACCGAGCGCATCCCAATGCACTTTCGTCTTGAATTTGCCCTGTGTTCCGAGCGATCGGGCCGCAACGGGTCGGAATGTTCCGTCCCTACCGCCGAGTTTCGAGCGCTCAAGCATGATGCGCGGGACTGATCCCTGTCCTGATTCAAGGCCAACGCCTGTCTGGATGCCCATCTCCAAGCGGTGGATCTGCACGCCCTTGCCCTGCGCATAGAGCGACTGGTACGCCCATTCAGCGCGCAACGGTCCGCCCCATTCTGAGTACACGTTCGGGTCGAGAACTCCTATCTCTCCCGTAGATGCGCGCTGGACGAAAATCTTTCCATAGCACTCCACGATCGAGCACACATCCCACGCTGATTCAGGATAGCTCTCTCGCTCATGCCACTCATCTGAGGTGCAGTCATACACCCACGTAGCATCTGCTGCGGGGAAGGTCACAACGACGCACAGATGGCCGTCTATGGTGTAAGGCGAGCAGCGCGCATCGGCAACCGTGCTGTACTTCTTCCACTCGCGCTCAACATGGTGCTGAGACACCTTCTGGGGTGTCGATCCCGTCAAGCGGCGGAAGGTAATGTCATTGGCAAGCCAGAACACACTGTTGTCCTGCTTGCATATACCGTCCTTCGACGCGCCTCCGAGCTCTATGAAACCGTTGGGTACGCGCGTGAAGGGGAAACCAGAACCTGCTGATGTGTTCTCCCACAGCTCGCCAGACTTCTCGCCCACCAGAAGGGCCGCGCGGTGATCCACAGCTAGTGTGATGAGATTATCAGGAGCGCCTTCCGCTGTTGCGAAGTCAAGCGCATCAAAGTCAGTGAAGTCTGCAAGAGCCGAGCAGACGAACTGCCCTGTGCCCTCGTGAATGCCGATCAGGTAGTTGTCGAGGAAGTCTATCTTTCCGATTGGGGAAGGCACATCTGCATCGGAAACCGGTAGTAAGGCACTGTCGTATACGTACAATCTTCCGCCAGCACTGATTGCCAGTTGCGTGGCGTTATCCGTTGTGGATATGACCCCAGTCCCGCCAATCGATCCAAGATCGGTGGTCACCGCGCTGGATGACACCTTGAACAGCCTCTGGCCAGACACGGCGTAAAGCTGTCCGGCCATCGCGTGCAGCCCCCGGCCTACTCCAGTGCCACATGCACAGAAGAAGCTGATACCAGGCGCACGCCGAAGAATGACAGGCCCTTTGGCCCCTTCCGGGGCTTTCTCGGCGTAGGTGTTGACGAGACGCGCGCTCGACACGCTGTCAATGCGGTACGAGTGCAACGGCAATGGAATGTCAGCCATTCCAGCCGTCGTATATGTTGAAACCAGGCGAGCTCTCGCCCTCGCCTACGGGCAGGTTCGGGAGCGTCGCTGGTCGCATGGTCGCTTTTACGCTGTCTCGCGTGAGACGCGCGTAGTAGCTGCTTCCCAGTGCCGACATCTCAGGACTTACGGCCTTCCCATAGCTCGGCGCAAGCGAGAACGCGAGGTAGTACGTGACCGCCAGTACCGAATCGTCCGGGATGGGGCAATCGGCTCCCAGCTCATCCATTGTCTGCGGGTAGTACTGGAGGTTGACCCCGTCAGCTTCCCAGTCCGCGAGCAACGCGTTGAGCTTCCTCAACGCGTACTCGGAGTGCTCTGGCTCCGCCGATTCGCCAACGCCCAACACGTTTATGAGCGTGAGGGCGTCGCGAATTAGCTCGGCTGTGGTTATCACGAGGTCGCGAAGGGCGTCGCAATCGTGCCGCTGCCCGAGATCAAGCCCGTGATCTGCCACAGCGTGGTGGAGATCAGGGTGACTCGGTAGGCGTCGCCAATCACACCACCCGTGGTCGTGCCATTGGACGAGATCGCCCGAATGGTCGTGCCGTTCGCTGTGGCCCCAAGCGTTGTTGCGGACGCTGCGATCATCATGTTGACGCCACCGACAAGGAACGTCGTGGCGGCATCCGTGATCACCTTCGCCGCATTGCTCGTGATCGTCACCGTGGTGGCGAAATCGAAATATGCGCCGATGTTGAGCGTCGCAGGAGCCGGAAGCGTGTACACAATGCCCGCCGCGCGATCGAACAGGCACAGCGCGCCCGATTCTCGCGAGAGCAGCGTGCGCGTCGCGCCCTGTCCCGAGATCACCTGACGCTGTGTGCCGGTCAGCAGCACGCCGTCATCGTCACCAAATGAAAGTCTCTGAAGAGGCATGATGTTTCTCCTTAGCCGTCCGCGTGGATGCGGGTGGCCAACTGCGGACGGATCGCCGCATAGCCGTAGAGCACGTCCAGACGACACGGGAACGTACGATCCGCGATGCTGAAGTCGCGCACGATTGATACCGAGATGTCGTCCACCACTGCTCGGTATGCCTTATCGGTGCCCTCCGGCATCGGAAGGTCTGCCGTCGCGAAGGTGAAGGCGTCGCGATAGAAGAGCATCGAGCTGTTGAGCAGCTCATTCGCACCCGCGCCAACCTTGACCACCGCACCGGATGCGGTCGGAGAGGCCGACACGTTCTGACGAGCGCCCGAGGTCACGATCGCCGGGCTGATCGCAAGCGAGGTCACGGAGGTTGAGGTCGTCGCCGTCACAACGAACGTCTTCAGATACCCCAAGTCGACCTTAGTCTCCGGATGCACGGCGTTGCAGCCGGCGAACGTCACGATGTCACCCTTATTGAACGTTGTGGTACCGCTCTGGATGGTGACCGTCGAGCCCGTCTGGCCGCCGCCGTTGACCGTATAACCGGTCGTCTTGGCTGCGGTGCCGGTCTGGTGATCGGTGAAAACCGTGTTTTCCCACCAGTCCGCACCCTGCGTGCGCCCGATCTTGCCTTCGCGGTACTGCTCCGCGATGACTTCCTGCGCGTTGAACAAGCCCTTCACGTCTGTGATGAGCTTGGTGGCGTGGTTTGGCTTCAGAATTCCGGAGCGCTTCGTGAGAGGCGCGAGATTCTGCGTGAGCACCTCACGTGCAGTTGACGTGTGAGTGAACCCGAACGCCGCTGTATCGCCGTCGACGATGTTGTAGACCTGTTTGTACAGGCCTTGGAACACGTCCGCCTCGATGTTCGTCGCGAGCACCGACATCGCAGGATCGATGATGCGATCCGAGAAGTCGTCGAGCGACAGAGCGAGCTCTTCGGACGTGAAGTTGAGGTCAACGCCTTTGACGTTGTTGACCTGCAGATCGACCTTCTGCTCGGCCGTGCTCTGCGCCTGCATCGCCATGCCGGAACGAACGGTGTATTCGTTCGGGAGCCGAATACGCAGCGTGTCGCCGATCTTTGCGCCGGTCTTGGCGAACGAGTCGTCGTAACCGCGGTTCATCGCACCGATGAAGTTGCACTTCTGGTGCAACACCATCGCCGCCTTACGGGTGATCTGACTGATAGTCAGGAGTGAGTTAGCCATTTGCCTTTACCTTGCGTGCAATACGTTTGCGTTCCGCCTTGACCCACTCGTCGTCGCTCAACTTGTCGCTGTCTGGCGATGTCGTTGAGATGCGAACGGCTGTTTCTCCGCTCTCGAGCTGGGGGGGTGGTGGCGGTGCCTTGCTGACAGGCTTTGGCGCAGGTGCAGGGGCTGCTGGCTTTTCGAGCCTTGACTCGATTCGTCCAATCGCGCGTGCTGCTTCGAGATCGTCCATCTGGGCGATAGCGGAAGCCTCATCACGATTGGTTGCGAGGTAGTACAGGAGGTCTGGACCGACATCTGATGCCGCTGCAAGTCTTGCTACCGTATTTGTGATCGGCAGCGAGTCATCGCGGGTCAGGTCCATATAGTCCGCATGTTTTGATGCGAACTCGCGCTCTTTCTTGAGAAACGTCTCGCGTCGTTGCTGCTCGGCTTTCTGCGCTTCTTCCTTGCGGAACTGCTCGCGTACTTCCCGGGCGGTTTCTGCCTTGACGTGCTCTACGAGCGCGGCCTGATATCTCTCTTCGTCGTACTCGAAATCGGACAGCTTGGGAGGCTTCTTTGGTGCTTCAGGTTCGGCGGCCTGCGGTGCAGGTGTTTGCCGTGTTGCCTGAGCGCGCCAATAGTCGCGATCCCGCTCTGCATCTCGTCTGAGCCGTGTCAGCTCACTGATGCGTGCCTCGGCCCCGGGCTTTCGCTTGGGGTCTTGGCTCTCGTCTGCATCGGTGACGGCGGGTGCTGCGTCCGCAGGGGCTTCAAGGACCTCGTCCTCTGAAGCATCAGCAATAGCGGGCTGTGAGCCCGGATCGGTCTCTGTCATGTGCGCTTACGCGTGGGTGGCACCGGCTAACCGGCCGGAGTCGGAAACGAAAAAGCCCGCGCGAGGCGGGCCTTCAAATAGAATGTCGGTGCGCTAGACCTTCACTGGTCCCCGTCAAAAGGAGAAACCAGCGGCGCAGCCGAAGTCGGACAGGATGGATCGCAGGGTCTAGGCGCCATCCTGACGCGGCTTGCTGGCCTTCGCCTGCTTCATGTCCTGCTTATGAGCGGCCTGCATCTGGGCCATGCTCATCTGCGTAGCCTGCTTCTCGAGCCCGTGCTGCGCGTCCTTGGCGGTTTCCTGTACATCGCGCTGCTGGTTCGAAAGATCGTGCTCGGCGCTCATCACCGTCTCGCCGATATCGCGCGCCTGATGGCTCAACGCGTGCTCGGTCGCCTGATTCTGCAGATCCTGCTGGTGCGCTTGGTGCGCAAGCTGGTTCTCTGCGCCCTGATGGGCCAGTTTGATCTTGAGAATCGCGTTCTCGGTTTCCTTGGCGAGCAAGGCACGCTCGTTGTCGAGCTGCGCCTGCGCCATCTCAAGGTCCTTTTGCAGGCTCGCCAAGTGCGCTTCCTGCGTCTTGAGATTGGCCGAAGCAAGCTGAGCACCTGCCTTGTCCGACTGTGCCGATGCTTGCAGCTCCTTGAGTTCCTGTTCGGCGGCAGTGACGAGCTGGCCTTTCTGGTCGACCATCTGCTGCATCTGCTTGACCTGGGCGAGCGCCGCCTGTACTTCCGGCGGTAATTGCTTGTCCTTCGTCAGCATCTGCTGAATTGGAGGCGGCAGGAGCGCTTGATAGCGTTCAGCAATCTGCTCGGCATAAGGCAAATCCATGGCTTTGAAGATGAGATCGCCGGCCGCCATCATGACGTTCGGATCGCGTGAGGCGATTTCGCTGTAAGCCTCTGCCGCTTCCTGCCTCATCGTTGCGAAGCTCGGGCCCACCGTAACCGTCACGTCGTACTTGCCAGCCTTCAGGTCATTGATGGTGTTGCCATCAGGCCCAACCGCGTTGACCTTGGCGTAGTCCTCTGCCCCATCTGGGCCAAGAATGCGTACCGAGCGATCGGTATCGTAAATCTTAGGTACGAGGTCGATCAGGATCTCCCACGTACGGCGAATACCTTTCGCCATGTTGTCCATGTAGTTGAACGTGGCGATCTCACCCTGTCGCTGACGCGCGTTGATCGCCTTGCCGCTCGTCTCATTGCTCTGTGCGCCCAGAGATGCGTCATAGATGCCCGTAACCGCCTTGATGTCCTCCGAGGCGTGCTGCATCTCCTGAATGAGTGCGACGGGCACATCCGCGCTGCCCATGCGCTGGGGTGGCGCTCCACCCGTCTTCGGGTCAGGGTTGTAGAGCTGAAACGGCATGTTGGTGTTGTGGGCTACCGTCCATGCGTCAACATGACCCTTGGCCTGATCTGGCGTCGCCCAGTATTTGGCCTGAGGAGCTAGCGCCACTGACTCGATCGCGTTGGTGCGTGAGTAGTCGTATGCCTTCTGTGCATCCTTACCGAAGCGCGTCAGGCCGAACCACAGCGTCTTGCCTTCGATGACGACCGACTCACCGTAGATCAGCACGAATGGGAACTCAGACCCAGCCCATTCAGTCGGCGGCTCGAGCAGCCGGTCTCCACCACCAACGATGCACATCATGATCTTGTGCGACTTGAGCTTGCGCTCTTTGACGACCTGCTTACCCATCTTCAGGGCGCTTTGGGCATCGTCGCTGCCCGCCTCGACGGTCTCGCCTGAGTCCAGTAGCTGGAGCGTCTTGTCGACCGGCTCTTTCCACCAGTACTCGCAGACGCGCACCGTCTCATCGTCTTCCCAGTCGTCATCGTCGTCAAAGTCCACTTCGTCGAATGACACGGGCTCTACATCGGGCCAGCGTGACTCAAACTTGGATTTCGACATCTTGTCCGTGAGCACCCAGTCCATGGCGTCACGCTTCAGGATGTCCTGCGCGGCGTTGTCCGCGTACAGGCAGAAGGGGTTTCGTATCGGCTTCAGGCAGATCGACTGCGAGTCGACCGAGTCATCCTCGTACTCGGTGACCACGCGCCAGGCGCCCATGCCGCCACCGACCTGATACTCGGCCGCCTGATCGATGATCGTGTCACCGTCGGACACGTTCCAGATGTTGCGGATCAGACCTTCGAATACATTCGCGGTGGGCTTGTCGCCATCCTCAACCGCACGGACCTTGCCCTGCGGACGATTGGCGCGCATGTCGTTCACGACACGCTTGACCGTGATACGCAGCTTGTTGAATTCGTACATTGGCCGCAGCGCACCGCGTGCAGCCTTGACCCGCTCGTCCCAGTGCGATCCCGGGACATGCAGGAAGCGCAGGTCTTCCATCGCCTTCAGCCGGTTATCGCTGTCGGCGTCGAACATCGTTCGAGCGCGCTTGCGCACACGCACGATCAGCTCCTCCGCAGCCTTTTTTTCCGCCCGCGAGCGCTTAGGCGACGCCATAGCGACGGAAGCCTGCATAAGGGTCAGTGATCACCATGTCCTCATTCGTCAACTGGTCGGCAACGACGCCGAGGTATCGATAGCCATCTGCGCCGTGCGAGTTCTCATCGTGTAGCGGCGCTCCAGGTTCGTTGGTCGTCTGATTGATTTGGCGCCTGTACCGGCCAAGCCGGTTGAACAGCAGCGACGCCTTGTCTTTGTCGAAATAGGTACGCGGAAAGATCAGCCGGGCGGCGTTGATGCCTGCCTCGACACCGATCTCAGGAACGATCGACACCTTGCGCTCGAGCGCGATCAGTATTTCTTCAGCACTGCGGCCGGACTTGTAGTCCTTGGCGCGGGCGTCATGAGGCAACCAGTCGGTACCCCATCGATATGGCTTTGCTCGAAGGTCTGCGACGTAATCGGCAAGCGTTCGATGTGAGTCTTCGATGTATTCGATGAGCCGAAGCTCTGAGGACTGCTTCTGGACCAGCAGAATCGACATCTTGTCGTTCCAGCCGAGGTCCCAGATCGTGTGAACCCTGAGCAATGGGTCGTACGGGACATTACGTAGCCGGCCGGCTGACTTGGCCGCCAGGATCTCGCGGTGATAGATCGCGCCTTCTACGGCAGCTCTACACTTGCCTTCCCAGATGTTGTCGTAGTCGTCCTGGGTTCGAAGGCCGTTCTCGACCTGTCGCAGGAACTCCAGTCGCTCAACCTTCAACACATCAGGGAAAAACGGGTTGTCAGACCAGTTGATTTCGACAACCTTCGAATCCGCTCGCGGGTTGTCGATGAACCGAACGTAGGTCTCGTCGGTGTCGAGCTCGGGATTCAGGCTCACCCAGATCTCGGAGCCGTTCTTGCGAATGGTCGGGATCAGGATGTCCCAGGAACGTCTGGATACCTTCTGACCTTCCTCCACCCAGCAGCGATCAACGCCTTCGTAGGACTTCAGTGACTCACTGGTCTGATTGGACAGACCCGTGAAGATGAACTCAGTGCCGTTGTGACCCCGAATCTCGTTCTGGAGCACGTCGTAGTCTGCGGAGAGACCCAGCGCCTCAATCTGATCCGATAGCAGCTTGTGAACGGAGTCCTTGATCGACTTCTGCACCTCTCGGGCACATAACACCCGAAGTGGACGAGAAGCGCCTTCCAGTAGCAGTGCTCGAGCGATGCCCCAGCTTTTCGCCCCGCCTCGTCCGCCATGGCACACCTTGTATCGGTAAGGGGCGAACAGGAAGCCCAGCTTTTCGGGAAACTCCCATTCGATCATTCAGGCCGGACGAGCTTGATGCGACCCTCGACCTTCAAGGGCGGGTCGTCATCCTCTCCACCAATGATTGCCTGTGCTGGCTTACCATCGAGGCGATTGCCGATTTCCGCGCGCGCGTCCTTGTCGCCGGCGAGTGCGTCGATCACGACGCCTTCGGCGATCTTGTCGAGTGCTTCGCCCGCTCGAATCTTCCCGTCTTCGGACTCATACCGCGCCAGCGCCTTGTTCAGAGCGTCCTGCCAGCGCTTCGCCTTACGAGCGTTCTGATTACCAAGTGGCGCGGCCACGTTGATTCAACTCCAATTTATTGATGCGCCAGTGAATCAACGGCTCTCGTACCCGCTGAGATTCTGGATCTGATAGCGCACTTCATCCGTCCATTGAGTCGATAGCCCAGAGTCGGCCTGCATGACGAAGGCGTGCTCCTGGTAGGCCACGCTGTCCCGGTAGATGGCGTTGCTCTCCGGGAGAATCGTCACATCCACGGAGGTGCCGGGAATGACGTCGGTCCAGTCCACGACCGTTCTGTTGTTCGTGATGTCACGCAGACGGTAGCGGGCGGTCGTAGGTAACGCGGGCAGGCTCAGGGCGTTGAAGAAGCGTGTGCGGATGGTGCAAACGCTACCTTCGCGGATCGTGCGCATTACGCTGCGGCGAATGTCTCAGTAGCGGTGAGCTGCCAGGACTGGCTGCTCGTCTTGGTCCCGAGGGACTCAACCTTACGCTGCCACATGACACCACTGGTGGATGCGTTGAAGGTGCCCCACTCCTGCCATGGGAAGTTTGCTTCGGATGTACCGAAGAGGGAGCGAAAGGTCACAGCTCCCGCGGAGCGCGTGGGATAGGACGGCTCCATACCCTTGCGCAGCTTGTTGCTTGCGGCCTGAAGGTCGGTCTGTGAGGCAGAGAACGCGGTCGACGAATCCCCTACACCAAGGTAGGCGTTCGAGGCATTCAGGTAAGTGGGCGAATCGTTGATCGCACACTTGGCAATCTCGATTGCGCCGGCATTGGTCAAGGCCATTTCCGATTACTCCACGTGATAGGGCACGCGTTCCCAACGGGATGGCTCTTTGCCATCCGCAGCCACGAGAAGAACGGTGCAATTTTTGGTCAGAAGGTAGTTCTGCAGGTCGCAGAGCCTGCGGTAATAGGCCATCGCGCTCTTGCGCAACTCGTCGATGTCATCGGACAGAAGCGGATCTTCCGGCTCGTGTAGAGCGCTCTCCCCGTCGAATCTGGCAAGGCATCGGAACTCGAGCCGGGTACGAATCGCTACTGCGTCATTGCTCATAGAAAATCGAATCTCATGGAAGGGCCTTGTATCTCGAAGCGCATGGACTCCACCGCACCGGACTGAGTCGGCGGTGTGACGCGGACCAATCCGCTTGATTCGGTCAGAGCGACCGACAGAACGTCCCCAACGGTGACTTCCAACGTGCCGGCGAATATCTGCACCTGAGCGGTGTCTGTAAGAGACACCGACAGCGTGTCGGTTACCGTCTTGTCTACTGTCAGAGTGCCGACCGCGCTCGTATCCGTAATGCTTACGGAGAGCGTATCGGTGACGCCCAACGAGACGCCTAGAGCGACGGACTCGGTCAGGGATACCGAAATGGTATCCGTGACATCAACCAGGACGACTCCGGCTTTTAGTAGCGCCAGAGTCTCGCTTACCCCAACAGTCAGCGAATCAGCAACGCTGATGTTGTTGAAGAGCGCGCTGCTCTCAGTCAGCGATACCCGTACGGTGTCGCTGGTGACGATTTCCTGCTCGCTGACCGGCTCTTCGATTATCTGGACAAGAAGCGAATCCGAGACATCGACAGCGAACGTTGTGACAACCGACTTATCGCCGATCGCGACATAGGGGCGCGGACCTCCATAGAGACCGCGCTGTGTCAGGTAGCTGTCTACCTGAGTAGTCAATACCGCAGATGTATCGCTCAGCGAGACGGACAGAGTGTCCGTGACACTGACGGCAATGCTCATCAGGAGCGATGAGCTGTCAGTAACAGATACCGAGAGGGTATCGGTGACCGTGCTAGCCTGCGCTAGTGGAGCAGGTGCCGGGCCAGGCCCTCCATAGAGGGCGAGAAAGGTATCTGCCCGGATGAATGCCATCTAGGCATCTCTCAGACGATCACGAAGGTCGTGGCGTTCGCAGGCGCACTGGTTACCGTCGTGTAGGTGAAGCGACCACGGCCGCCATTGAGCGAATACGCGGTGATGCGGGCACGCTGCTTGTTAAGCGTGCCAGAGGTGAAGATGATGACCGCTCCCACCCAATGATCTGTCGCAGCGGTTGTGATGGAGCTTGTCTCTAGGACACTAGTCGTGGCGGTGAACGCGGTGTTGTCCACCGTGCCGGTTTCCATCGACCCAATGGCCGCGGCAAAGTAGTCGCGGGCTGTTGTGAGTCCAGCGATCTGATAGACGTTTGTGTTCAGTATTTCGGAGTTTGCGACGAACGAGTTGTAGATGTTCGCAGGCACGACCATCCATTCATCCCACACGGGTAGCGCGCCGGACTTGTTGATCAGGAGTTTCAACGGTCCGAGTGTCGCGGTGTCAGTCGTGTTCAGAGGAACGCCATAGACACCGCCGGTGTCGTGGGTGGCTGAGGTCGAGTCGTTTTTCTGCGCGCCTGCTCCGTTGTTCTTCCAAATGATCACATCGGCCTGCGCGATCGTGAGCGCAGTGGATGCCGTCGCGGCATCAGATGTGCTCAGGAACGGCCCCACCTTCGGCGTGACGGCCGTACTCTGTTTCAGCAACTTCATGAGTAGTTCCTAGAGAAGACGGCGTCGGCGCCGATGTGCGGATGAGAGAACCGCGATGGATGGACCGCCACCGGATGCCTGTTTGAAGGTGGCTGCGACCATCGCTGTATCGGTGTTGCCAGAGGAGTCAGTGAAGCTCGGCGAAAACGCCGCCGTGGATGCCACGACGACTTTCGCAACACAGCTCGTCCAGTACGTGAGGCCATCCGTCTCGCTGCCGAGGATGGTCATGTTGGAACTTGCATATCCAGGCGTACTGCTTGCGGTTCCGAAGATCGTGACGATCACTTCATCGGCCTGTGAGAGCGTCGCCAGCGTCACGGTGAATGGGGACGTGCCTGACGTGCCCTTTGCGGTCTTATCAAAGCTAGCCGCCGCTGCCCCAGTGCATTCGATCAGATACGCCGTGCCGAATGCCGAGCCAGAAAAATTGACGGTTGCTGTATGCCCGGCGCCGCCCGCGCCGTTCTCGCATCGGTACAACGACTTGCTGTGCCCAGATCCAGCGCCTTGGGCGCTGTCTATCAGCGTGTAGGTGTTGCCCTTGTTGTCTGATACGGAAGAGATCGAAACGCCAGAGTCCTTCGAGATCGCCAGGACAAAGGTGCTGCCGGTCGTCGTTGTCCCACCGGCAGTCGTCACTGAACTGCCGCTCGTAGAGTTCTTTCCTACGAGCGACGCATTGATGGCCATGTCAGGTGTTCACGATTCCGACGAGTTCGTTTCCGACGCCGATGTTTCGGCCCCCGCGCCCCAATGGAGTGGTCGTGCAGCGGTAGTCCCTGATCGATACGTTTGTGTAGGACGGCGTTGTGCTCGTCTGCGTGGAGTTGAGATCGGGCAGATTCACAACGTCTGCGTGAGTTGTGGCTCGCCACGTTGCCAGGGAGCTAAACGTAACGGTGCTGCCACCGTACTGAACTCGCCAGTTAGAGACCCCACGGACGTACAGGTTGTAGTCCGCATGCTGCAGGCGACTGAGATATGGCGAGGTCGGCGCGCCTCCAACGTATTGGCCGTCGCTTGCATCTTCGGAGATGTTGTTGAAGAAGCGGAACTGTGTAATCTGATAGGGCTGCACGAGACGGCCAGCCCCACGCGCGACGTTGCCGAACACATCGACGAGCGTTGACTGTCCGCTAGCTTCCTGCTTCGGCATGTAAACGAGCGAGCGCTCTGGAAGCTGCCCAGATCCACTTGACTCGTATGCGTTGTAGCGCACGAGCCCGTATTGCATCGGCGGGGACCCGGCGCCCTGATTCTGGTATGTGACCGCTGCGTCCTTGCACTTCTCGAAGAAGCAGTGGCTCACGTCCACAGAGTGCTGAGTCTGGGTCTGCGGAGCGTCCTTCTCGAATACGCCAAACTGCAACGTGGAAAATCTGTTGTGCACGAAAGCGCAGTTCTGCGCCTTGAAAGCGTGCGCGCCTTCGTGACATCCGCTTGGAACGGAGTCGTACGGGTTCGAGCTGCCCTGCTCCGTCGAGTAGATCTCGTGCAGGTAACAGTCCTGCACGATCATCCTATCTTGGAAATCGAAGCGAATGGCCGCGTTGTTGGAGCCGCTCGAACGATATTGGCCGACGTCGCATTTCCACACGACGTTGTCGACCGGGCCAAGCCCACCCGAATAATGGTTGTAGATGCCGCCATTGCGACATGTGAGCCCCACAAGCCATACCGCAGTCGGCGAGATACCCCAGCAGATGGCCTTTGTATCGGTATCGCTTACCGCAACCTGGTTGTCGAACACCGGCGCCGATGAATTGTCAGGATCGGACACGACGATCAGCGGCGAGCTCACCGTGCAGTCGTTCTCGAACTGGAACGCGCCGATGTAATCCCATCTCGAGCGCTTCTCGTAGAACGCTCCGCCGGAGTTCTGTACGTAGAGCACGCCTCCCGCGTTACCCATCTGGGATGCGGCGTAGTACGGCGAGCGCCACGGGTTTGCGGCAGAACCGTCGCCGCTGGTGTTGTTCGCAGAATCGATGCCCGGTCCCAGTGAACGCAGGTACTTAGCTCCCGCGACATGTCCAGAGCCCTGGAGCCACAGGTAGCAGTAGCGGTGATAAGCCGCAGTACCCGAGATCTGGACCCCGACCAAGCCAAACCCTGTCGGAACAGCGAGTACCGGTACAGAAACCCGCTTCCAACCGATTTCGCCATCAACGAATGTGACCGTCTGGGAAACAGTCGTAAAGTGAGTACCGGCCAGCGTATTCGTGCTGGCGAACGTCGTTACCGTGACCGAAATCGAGCCTGATTCACCCAGAACGCGCTCGAAATACAGATCCGCCGTTCCGGTGCCATTCATGACACCGATGCGACCGCCGGTCTTGGTCGTCCCGTTGTGCCAACCGACTGGAACGATGAATCCCGCGGCAGATCCCTTCGCCTGCCCGCTTACGGTGGACGACCACGTCAGGTCTGGATTGGTGCCGGTGCCAGCGCCAGTCGGTGTACGCGAAAGAACGACGGCATCTCGAGGGCTGAGCGTGATGCTCGTAACCGAAGAGCCGCTGTTGACACTCGGCGCCTGCGTACCGGTCAGCCGGTAGAACGTTCCGCCGAGACTGACCGCGG